ATTGGAAGGCCGCGGCTCGCGGTTGGATAAGACGATCACATCAATTCAAAAAAAATGAAACCAAACGATCTGGCCCTTCGGACGGCTCACTCATTGCAGAGCATCTCCGACGCCTCGCGAATGAGTCCGGAGAAGGCATGGCGTGACGGGACCAATGTACTCGTCGCCTACCGAGAAGCACCCGCAAAGACGGAAGCTTGTCTCATCATCTTGTTGAAGGAGACGCTCCAATACCTTGAGTACAACCGAAGCATCACCGCCGACCGTGACATCTTGGATGCGGTGCACCATTTGCGCGACACCTTCCCCGCTATGAAGCTCGAAGAATGGGCGGTCATCATGCACCGCCTCAAGACGGGCGAATACCGCCCCGGATATGAGCGTTTGAAACTTCCGGAATTAGTCGATATATTCAGGCAGTACGAAGGCGAACGAGCCGCCGTTCGTGAGGGCAACTGGAACGAGCTGAAGAAGCACGCACCGGATCGCCTCTCGGACGACCAACTGGATGCCCTCTACAAGAACTACAAGAAGCGACGTGAAGCGGAAACCAAAGAACTCCAAAAGGGGGCAGACATCAAACGAGTCCCGGTCAAGAACGGGCGGTGGGAGCACATCCCGTACCCGAACTCCGAACCGGAGCGCGATGGTGAAGAAGGTGGACACGGTGTTCAGTCAGTACGTCCGCCTTCGGGCGAGTGACCACCGAGGGATGGGTGAGTGCTATACGTGCGGAGCGGTGAGACATTGGACCGAGGTAGACGCTGGGCACTTCATGAGCCGGGCGTGTATGTCCACGAGGTGGGAAGAGAAGAACGTCCAGTTCCAGTGCAAGCGGTGTAACGGGTTCCGAAGCGGGGAGCAGTTCTTGTTCTCCCAACACCTCGACAGGCAGTACGGAGAGGGCACGGCCGAGGGACTTTTGATTGAGTCGAAGCAGACGCGCAAGTTCAGCCGCGACGAACTCGAAGCACTGTACCACCACTACAAAAGAAAGGTCGATGAACTCAAAAGCACGAAGGGACTTTGACGCATGGTTTGTGGAAAACTACGACGACCTGACACAGGTCGCCCGTAGACTCCACCCCGACGGTCCCGACCTGCTGCATCACACCTACCTCTCGTGCGTGCTGGCCCTACGCAAGAACAAGAACATCTTGGACAACCTCCCCGGATATGTTCACACCGCTATGTGGAATCTTTCGACGGGCACCTTCCGGAAGCTATACAAGATAACCGACGCCCCGGACTACGAGCACATCTCGAACTACGACATCCAAGAGGCCATCAGAAAGGAAGAAGCCCTACTCATGGCCAACCACCTCTCGTGGTTTGATCGCACCGTCCTCGAACTCTACCTCGACGGGTGGAGCATGGCCGAACTTTCGCGTCAAGCGGGCATCGGAGCGTCAACCCTATACGAGTCCATCAGTCAATCCAAAAAGAAACTCCGCCTTGTTATTCGTCAACGCCACCATCAGAACTGAACGCTACAACACCTGCGAGGGATGCGAACACTTTGTCACCACGACCAAGAGTTGCGGCCCCCTCGTGACGGAAGCATTCACCGACTCTCCCTTGTGCGGGTGCTATATGCCCGCGAAAACCAAACTCAAAGTCGCCTCGTGTCCTTTGGGCAAGTGGGGCGCCACCGTCCAACCGGAAGACATCGAGCAAATACGCGAATACCTCGACCGCCCGAACCCACAAAAGACCATCGAGGAACTGAACGAATTTTCGCGTAAATTTCTAACAGGCCAAAAGGCCAGCGGGTGCAGCTCATGCAACCGGAAACTCTTACAACAACTCAAAGACCTCGTACACAATGCCGATACCCAAACCTGACCAAGACGAAAAGATGACCGAGTTCCTCAACCGATGCATGGGCGACGAGGTTATGAAGAAGGAGTTTCCTAACGAGCGCCAACGAATGGCCGTATGTGCGAAGCAATGGACCAAAAAATGACCGACAACCTCTACCTAAACGTCGGGCAGCTTCACGACTACTCCCACGACAAGGGCCTCGTCATCCAACGAGCACACCGAGGAGTGAAGGCGCTGGGTCTGGAGTGGGGCGACATCATCGCCCAAAACCGCCGGGGCCATGTAGCCGACACCCGCCACATCGTTTCGAAGTATCTTCGGGACAACGGGTTCCGGTTTCAGGAGATCGCCAAGACCCTCCAACGAACGAACCACACCACCTCGTGTTATAGCGTCAGACGTGCCGAGGAACTATTGGAGATTGACCGCCGGTTCCGAGACAACTACAAAACCTTCACCAGCGCATGACCCTCCGCAAAGTTAAACGAATGCTCAACGAGAGCGACGACTTCCTAGTGTTCACACGAAAGGACACCGGGGCCGACGTCGCCAACTTCGGAGTGTTCCACAAAGACGAAGACTCGTGGGAGATTCTTTTGAACCTCGCCGTGTCAGACTATCACATCAGAGAAACCCTACGCAATGTTCTTAACGCCGCCGACACTTATCGAGACGAACAAGCTCAGGACTCACCCGAATAACCCGCGCTTTATCCGCAAGGAGAAACTCGAAAGTCTCAAACGTTCAATCTCCGAAGACCCAAAGTTGTTGACCGTGCGACCTCTCTTGGTGAACCCGCAAATGGAAGTGTTTGCCGGAAACCAAAGACTCCGCGCGTGCATCGAACTGGAATGGGAGGCGATACCTTGCCACGTCCTCGACTGGACGGAAGAGGAGCAACGTAGGGCCATGATCAAAGACAATGCCGCAGCAGGTGAATGGGACCAAGATATGCTCGCCAACGAGTGGGAGGTAGAGGAACTGAAAGACATGGGCCTCGACCTTGACTGGGACGAACCCGAGGAGACCGAAGGACTCACCGACCCCGACGACGTGCCCGAGGTTCCAGAGGAGCCGACAACCAAACCAAGCGACCTTTGGATATTGGGAGACCATCGCCTCTTGTGTGGGGACTCTACAAAAGCCGAGGACGTGGAACGGCTCATGAACGGAGAGAAGGCAGACATGGTTTTCACCGACCCGCCTTATGGGATGCGTCTAAACGCTGATTATAGCTCGGCAAAGGCAAGACCAGACATGGCAAAGGCAAAGGGCTTGTTAGGCGGCAAAAAATGGGACAACGTAATTGGAGACCATGAAGACTTCACCGCAGAACTTATACACACAATTTTCAAGTGCTTTCCTCATTGCAAAGAGGTCTTTTTGTGGGGTGCCGACTACTACGCAGAACTTCTACCAAATAAAAATGAGGGTAGTTGGTTGGTATGGGACAAGAGACTAGAGGAGTCCACCGACAAAATGTATGGGTCGTGTTTTGAGTTGTGTTGGTCAAAAAATAAACACAAACGAGATATAGCTCGGGTCAAATGGGCAGGTGTTTTTGGCGTAGAGCAAGAACACGACCGGCAACGTTCACACCCTACGCAAAAACCAACGGCTTTAGCTCAATGGTTCTTTGAGCGTTGGGGAAACAAGGGAGATATTGTGGCGGACATCTACGCGGGGTCTGGATTCACGTTTTTAGCGGCAGAGAAGACAGGTCGCAAATGCTACGGCATGGAACTCGACCCCAAATACTGCGACGTCATCGTAAAGCGATGGGAGGACTTCACAGGTAAAAAGGCAGAGCTATGGAAGCAGTAAGAACCAACAAAACCGACACCAAAAAAGAGGCGATGTTGGAGGCACTCGAACGTTCTTTGGGCATCGTGACAACGGCTTGCAATGCGGTCGGCATCAATAGGTCCACGCACTACGACTGGATGCGAAAGGACGCCGAATACAAACAGGCGGTCAAGAGCATTGAGGACCGCACGCTCGACTTTGCCGAGAGCCACCTGCACAAGCTCATCAAAGAGGGCAACCCAGCCGCCACCATCTTCTTCCTGAAGACCAAAGGCAAGGCGCGTGGATATGTGGAGAGACAAGAGATTGAGGTGGCCGAGAAGAAGCCCCTATCGTGGTTTGTGTCTGACGACTCCTCGGTGTCATGAGCAAGAAACTTCAACGACGTCATTCACGGGAGGTCTTGGAAAAGATGCTCCGTGAACGAGGCATCGCCTACACCGTGCCAAGCGCCGGATGCTACAAGATAAACGGGTATGTTTACCACCATTGGTCGAAGGGCTACACGAAAGGAGGGTGGACGTACTACGAGAGCCACAAGGAATTTTTGGACAGCTTATGATTGACCTTCGCCACGTTGACTGCATGGAGTACCTCGCCACGTGCGAGGACAACGCCTTTGAACTGGCCATTGTCGACCCGCCTTATGGCATTGGTAATTTCAACCATCGAGATTACGGTGTGAAGTGGCAGTATGACTGGAACGACGCGATACCAGCAGAGAAGTATTTTAGTGAATTGCAAAGAGTAAGCGCCGAGCAAATAATTTGGGGCGCCAACTATTACAACTGCTTCAGCCCAAGAGGAGGTGCCATTGTTTGGTACAAAGACGTCAAACACCCAAATATGAGCAAGTGCGAAATTGCATCGTACAGTAGATTAAGAAAGGTTGAATACTTCAGGCATGATTGGAGCAATACGGATAAATACAACACCTTAAAAGGGACGGACATACATCCCTGTCAGAAACCAGTGGCGCTATACGAGTGGCTCCTCATGAACTACGCAAAGGAGGGCGACCGCATCCTCGACACCCACCTTGGAAGTGGCTCCATTGCCATCGCTTGCCACAACCTCGGCTTCGACCTCGTGGGGTGTGAACTGGACGAGGACTACTACAACGCGGCTTGTGAACGACTCGACAAGCACAAGAGACAACTTCGTATGTTTTGAGGCAACCCGCCACATACTACCACGTCAAGAACTCGCCCGCCAAGATTCAAGTTCACCAAGGAGGGACGCGATCGGGCAAGACGTACTCCATCCTCACGGCCCTCATCGAACTCTGCCACCGCAACGAGAACTCCGGGGCGGTCATCACCATAGCCCGAAAGACCTTCCCAGCCATACGCGCCTCGGTTATGCGGGACTTCTTCGAGATACTCGAACGGGAGGATATCTACGACGTCAACCTGCACAACAAGAGCGAGGCCACCTACATCCTATTCGGGAACATGGTCGAGTTCATCTCGGTCGACCAGCCGCAAAAGGTCAGGGGCCGCAAGCGTGACATCTTGTTCGTGAACGAGGCCAACGAGCTCACCCTCGAAGACTGGCGGCAACTCATGCTCCGGACCACGGGCAAGGCGATCATAGACTACAACCCGTCCGACGAGTTCCACTGGATATACGACCACGTCCTCACCCGTCCCGACCACGAGTTCTTTCAGACCACATACAAGGACAACCCCTTTCTCCCGGAGTCAACCGTGGCAGAGATTGAACGACTGAAGGAAGCCGACCACGACTACTGGAGGGTGTACGGCTTGGGTGAACGTGGGGTCTCCCGTGCCACCATCCTGACCCATTGGAAGGCGGTGCCACAAGTGCCGGAAGGGTGGCGACTACTCAACCTCGGGTTGGACTTTGGATATACCAACGATCCCACGGCCATCGTCAAGGTGTACACCGACGGTCACGGCTTCTGCCTCGACGAGGTTTGCTACGCTACGGGTCTCACAAATGCAGCCATCGCCCAAACACTACGAGACGCCGAGATAGGTAAGGCCATGATCGTAGCCGACTCAGCCGAGCCCAAGAGCATCGACGAAATCCACGGGCACGGGTTTAACATACACCCAGCACGCAAAGGCCCGGACTCGGTTCGGTCGGGCATCGACTTCCTCCGGTCTCGTCCGCTCCTCATAACCGAGCGCAGCGTGAACGGCATCAAGGAACTCCGGAACTACAAATACAAGGAGGACAAGAACGGACGCCAACTCAACGAGCCCGTCGACGCCTTCAACCACTTCGTGGACGCCTCACGCTACGCCGTGACGTGGAACCAAACGAACCCGAACTTCGGCAACTACGCCCTCGGATAACCTGAGACATTCACCCTTTTCAACTTGTAACAATATGAAGCTGCGCCTCCCCGCCACTTTCCAAGACCTCACCTTGCGTCACCTTATGACGTTGGAGACCGAAACCGACCCCGTTAAGCGCGTCCATGCCGTGACGGGTCACTCCTTCGCAGAGCTCCGCAAGATGCCCCACAAACTGATCGTGGAGGCCAACGCACACCTCGACACCTTGCAAGCCAACGAGGTAGCCCAACACAAAGAAATCATCGAACTCAACGGAGTCGAGTACGGGTTCGTACCGGACTGGGACGAGTTCAGCGCGGGAGAGTGGATTGATATGGAGACCTATACGGCGGACTTTTGGAAGACGCCCCATAAGGCCATGAGCATCTTGTACCGACCACTCGAAAGGAAGTGGGGGGACCGCTACTCCATCAAACCATACACGGCCAAAGAGGACGCCGACGTGTTCCTCGATATGCCCGCCCCTCTCGTCGCAGGTGCGTTGCTTTTTTTTTGGAGTACCGAAAAGAAACTACTCAACGCTTTGCAGTCCTCTTTAATTCAGAAGACGCAGGAGGTGACGAGTTTGCTGCAAAGTGGGGGTGGTATCCTGTCCTCTACACCTTGGCCGGTGAGGACATTCTCAAGATGGATGCGGTCACGAAGCTACCCGTTGGCCACGCCTTCACCCACCTCGCCTACCTCAAAGACTTGAACTTCAAAAGAGAGCAAGCCAGTAAGAACCGCATCGCATGATCACATTCAACAACATCGTCTCCAAGTTTCAGGAGTTCTGCGACGACCACTTCTTCATCAAGACGTTCTCGTATGGCTCGCCCTCGGACGTGGACTTGGAGAAGTTCGAACAGTACCCGCTCCTCCACTTGGTGTACACGGGTGGCGACTACAACTCCCCCAAGGCGAAGACCTACAACCTCGAAGTCTACATCTTGTCTCTGCCTCCCTCGAAGGCGGACAAGGTAGAATACCAAAAGGAGAACATCTCCAACGCCGAGCAGGTGGCCGAGGACATCTTGGCCGACATCCAGAACGGAGGCAACATCTTCCAGTTCGGGTTCCACTACGACCTCGTCAACGCCTCGGTGACACCCTTGGAGGAATCGCAGAGCAACGCCCTTGCAGGGTGCTTGCTTGACATCGCTATCTCGGTTCCCTACACCTACGACTCGTGCAACGCTCCCTTGACAGGCGTTGAGCCCGAAGGCAGCACAACGCCCGCTTTCAAGGCGCGGGGTCTTCTCCGGGTGCGTGAACTGGACGGATCGCCCGACGTGTTGAGCGTGGCGACCATCAACGTGCCCAATGGCTCCCTTGTAGACGACGGCGACGGGGAAATAACTTTGACCTTTGGAGGTGACGCAGACACCGCCGAGAAGATACACTTCCCGGTCAGGAACGACGAAGGGGCCACCATCCCCGCAGGGACGCCCTTGTATTCGCGTGGTGAGATAGGAGGCAGTGAACGCATCTTGGTTGGCATCGCAGACGCAAGCGACCCGGCAAAGATGCCCGCAATCGGCATTGCAGAAACCGAGCTCACGACAACCGCAAGCGGGAAGGACGGGTTCTCCATCATGACCGGAACGTACAACACCAACCTCTCAGGGTTCACAGGACTCGAAGAGAACGACGTTCTCTACGTGGACGCAGGGGGCGGCTTGACCAAAGACAAACCCACGGGAACGAACCTCATTCAAAACGTGGGGGTCGTGCTCAAGACCAACGGCACCATTTGCCAAGGTCTCAAGGTTTCGTGCATCGGCCGGACTAACGACGTGCCTAACCTTCCCGACGGAAAGTTCTTCATCGGCTCGGCTACAAACACCACGGAGAGCGACTACGGCCTACCTACAACCGCACCGAACAACGGAGAGACCCTCGTATATAACGACGTCACGGACAACTTTGAGGGCGGCTATCCTACCTCGTCCGGGCAGGTGTCGACGCTCAGTCTTTCTACGACCAATTCAGTTTCAACGAGTGCTCCACTCTTCCCCGTGCGTTGGGGCCGGGTCTCTGACGGGACTTTGACTTTTACGCCTACCATGAGAGCGGGGTTGGTCATGGGTGTTCCGATTGAAGCAAACGGCCAGACCATCACTTCTCTACCCGTTACACCGGGCTCAACGGTCTCAGTCGACTTCTCGATTGAATGTAACGCGCCCATTGGGACGCTGGCTACGGTCACGATGGGGAGTAAGGTGGGATGGTTTGCCGACTTCACGAACATCGGAACTGTGATACCAGCGGACGGAACCTATAACACCGTCTCCATCGTAGAAGAAGACGTTGTCGTGGAAGCCGTGGCGCTGGCTAATTCGTTCCAATTTAACATCGGAATACTTGCCGGAGGCCCGGTTTTATTTCGCAACGCTCAATGTACAATCACCGTGAACCATGCCTGAACAATTCGAATGGACCGACGCAGAGAAGGCGTCAACGACAGGAAAGGAGCAACTCGAAATGTTTGAGCGGCTCGTCGACTTCGTCAACGCTCGCCTCGCTGAGATAGAGAAGCTACAAGGCGACATGACCGACGTCAAGACCGACGTGGACCAAATCAAAAACGACACACCTAAAACCTCCAAATAATGGAATTTTTTACAGAACACTGGGCAGAAATCGCCCTCGCCGTTATCGCCCTTGCTGGTACTATTACCGGCCTCACGGAATCGACTGAAGACGACAAGATCGTGGACGTCCTCCGCCGCATCGTGAATGCCATCGTATTCGGCAAAGCGAAGTGAAGACCGACGACTTCGATAAGGTGCTCAAGGAGTTTGCCGAAGAGGTAAACCTTGCAGCCAAGCGTACCCTCGGCTCCCGTAAGATTGGAAAGAACCGGTCCTATGGTGTCGCGTCGCGCTCCTTGCAGAAGTCGCTGGAATACAAAATAGGAGACGGCAAGGTGGAGTTCGGTTCGCCACTCCCCTACGCCGCCTTCATCCATTGGGGCGTGAACGGAACCAGACGGAACCGCAACGCCCCCTTCTCTTTTGGCAGCAAGCAACCACCTCTCGAACCCATCATGGATTGGATGAAAGCCAAAGGCATAAAACCACGCGACAAGAGCGGCAAGTTCATTGCCAAGGTTGGGCCAAAGGGTGGGGACCGCGTCAAGAGCGCGGCCTTCATGATCGCGCGAAGCATCAAGCGCAACGGCATCCACGGCCTCAAATACTACTCCGTGGCCCTCGAAAGCATCGTGCCACAATTCACCGACAAGATGGGCGAAGCCCTTGTCAAAGACCTCCTCTCCTCCCTCTCCTTCAAGACGGGGAACATCACCGTGAAACTCAAATAATATGGCCGCAAGAATCTTTGACGACCCCGGCTTCGACGTCAGACCCGCAGGGCAGCCTCTCATCTTCTCAATTGACGACACGAGCACCACGCCGGATAGGTACGTTGTCATCGTCAAACGTTCTAACGTGTACACTGGAGGTACGCCCGTTGAGGTGGCCAAATTCTACCTCACGCCCAACGCGTCAGGGCGGGCCTTCTTTGACCTCTCACCCATTGCCGAGAGTATCTTGGAATACCCTTTGAAGGCGGGAAGTACCGTTGTCCACAAGACGGCCACAATTGCCGACGCAATGGACGGCCTCACCGTGCAGCGGTTCCAAGTGCAGGTCGCCGAATATAACTCCGGCACCGAAGGCAGCGTGGACGACACCGAGGAAGTAGTTGTGACCAACGGCACCCAACAAATCGCCGACGGCCTACATCCCAGTTTCAACGACTACCTCTGGGGTAACGACGTCGGGTTCTTGACTGAACGCCCCGTTGTCTCAAACGTCATCACACACCGAGCCCGCCGTGACGAGGAGATGGTGGTGAGCTTCATCGACGGCGACGACATCGGAGAGGCAAGGACGGGGACGTACAACTTGCAGCAAACCTACACCTCAACCACCGGCACAACGTACACACAAATCATTGGGGTGGCATATACGGGTTCCGACGTTCGAGAAATGCTCCTACAAATCCCAATCGGAGGCCCCAACTTGGAGGCCAACTACGCTACGGTTCCTTTCACCTTGGAAGATACCGCCTACATCGACACCTTCCTAAACCGCACCGACGCCCCAGCTGGACAAATAGGCAACGCCTACCGCGTGGTCTTTGACGACACGAGAGGGTGCCGTAACACGGCCACGCAGGTAGCTTGGTTGAACACCAAGGGCGGGTGGGAGTACCTCCGTTTCGACTCACGAGCCCCCAAACAAATCAGCGTCGAAGGCAAGACCTACCGCAAGACCATTGGCACCTACGGCGAGGCGACGTTCTCCTTTGATCCCGCCGGCAGTCAGTACGACACCTTCGCCAAAACAGGGAAGGAGCAATTCACACTCCAAGAGAACTTCTTCGACGTGAACGAACGCGCCCTCTTGGACTCTCTCATGAAGTCACGCATGGTGCAAATTAGGCGCATGGACGAGGACGTATGGAAGCCCGTCACCGTCAAGACCAACTCCCTCACCATCCAGCCCGCCGGGTCGCAGTTCTACAACGTGTCCCTCACGGTTGAAATCGCCCAAGACATCCGATGCTGAGACTCGTCATAAACAACCAAGACGTCGAACTATACGAGAACGCACCCGTCAATCTCAAGTTCCAGTTCTCCGACGTCGAGAAAATCAACAACCCACTTGCGAGCTACTCGCAGTCCTTCCGGGTTCCGTTGACTCAAAACAACGTCGACATCTTTGGCCACCTCGATCAGGTGACGGAGGTGGGAGGGTTGGACTTGCGGCAGCGTTTGTCGGCTCAACTCTTGTCCGATACCTACCCCATCCTCGACGGGTTCGTTCAGGTGAAGGCCGTGTACCTCACCAAAGAAATCTACCCCGAGGTCGAGTTGGTTTTCTTTAGTAGCGCCGTGGACTTCAAGAGCGAGCTCGAAGGGTTGTATCTCTCTGACCTGAATTTGAACTCACTCAACCACGACCTCACCCTCACCAACGTCCAGTTGTCTTGGCTTGGAAATCTCGACTACATCTACGGAATTGTCGACACT